ATATATCCAACTCTGACCTATGTACGGTAGGAGTTGCGGGTGCAGTGCAAACCCAGATACTTGGTATCAGCATGGGTACAACTGTACGAGACATGAACTGCGAAAAATTAAAGAATGCGAAGACTTTATACGATATGGGTATGAAAGTTGCAGCTGTGTCTATTATGTGTCAAGACCAGAGAGTATTTGATGCAATGATGAATGCAGGAACTCCATGTCCTTATCAAGGTCTTATTGGAGAACAGGCAAAAGCAGCATGGGTAGCAAACGTAGAAGAAACACCTGTAGAAATTGAAGCAGAGGAGATACTTGATGAAAAGACAAAACAAACTCTTTGGGGTCTTGGCAGCATCTTTGCTTTGCTCCTCGTCTTACTCTGATAATATAGTTTACGGACAATCAAATGTAAATGCTCGTAATTGGGTAATGCAGAACGTACTACCACAACAAGCAGGACTTACAATATCTCACATTGTATATGAATACAGTGTAGAGAAAGAAACACAAGATGCGATGTTGGTGCATGTTCAAAATGAAGATGCAATCAACGGAGGATACATCTTTCGATCTACAGATGATTGGACAGGGCAACCTTCCAACACAGTGAAGAAGATTAAGCCGGCATCACAACTTCCTATACAATTTTGGGGAAATGGGTCGATAGAAACAGAAGGGTTTGGCACAGTTTCGAACTCTTCTGTAAAGTATAACTGGAGGTATGAACCTTGTTTCGATCCTCAGTCTGATCCAACATGTCCAGGGTACATGATACCTTACGACCTAGAAGATATACTAGTAGATGCTGTTGATCCTCTTGAAGATCAATATATTCAAGAGCAGCTCGAAAGGCAGGCACTACTCGAAGAAGAAGAAGAGTTTGAGCGAAAAGAGCGTTTAAAGAAGAATAAGCGTGACATGGAAAAGCTCTTAGGCGGAATTAATACTAAACTTATGTCGGATCTTGCATTAGTTCAAGAAGCGGCATACTTTAGTATAAACCTATTTCCTACTTCATATTATAATGTCATTGATGGCGGAGTGTATGAAGATGCCTTGCAACTGATAGATGCAGAGTTGCCAGACAACAAACAGGGAAGACGAGTGAACTACACTCAACAAAAACTGCATGAAGAAATGATACAATCACAATATGATAATTGATTATCAAGAGTGCTTCGGCACTTAAGAGATATACTATGAAGAAATCTTTGTTAGCAGCCGGACTTTTACTTTCTAGCGCAGCTTTTGCAAATGTTCCTATTACAGGTTCAGTAGCATCAAAGTGCGTAATTAATGTAGATACTCCTGGCGTTTATGGTAACCCTTCTGCAAATCTACTAAGCACTGACCCTTCAGACGGTGGAGTTGTACCTGTAGTTCGTTACGATATTATTAGCGCAGAGCTTTACAAGGCCAAAATTAGTTATCCTGACGAGTTTACAAGCAGTCCTTCTTTGAATGACGTTGTAAATTGGACAGGCAGTGTAACAGTAAGTCAAACTTCTGACGAGTCAATGGCATCATTTGAGACAAACAAAGTAGAGTATAATAACACTACTGAGTATGACTTAGATGTGCAGGGCAGCGTTTGGTTTGATATTACTTCATCTGCAGACTATGGTTATGATAAATCCTTCCCTGGTGGAGACTATCAAGCAACCGTAACTGCGGAGTGTATTGCACTGTAATGCGATTCTGGGTTGTATTACTTGGTGTGTTAACTCATGGCTTCACTTGGGGTCATGAGTTAACTCCCACTTATCCTACATTAGAGACTTCTTATATGTCAGGAGTTCTTAAAGCAGAAATGCATCTATTTAATAGTCGAAAGGACGTCAACTATTATTCAGTATCAGTCTATGATAAAGACTGGAATCCTGTAAAATTTGCTACGGAAAGCAAAATTATTCAAATGGACTATCTAGATCATAAAGATATAGAGGTCTATGTTCGTACAAAAGATCAAGAAAAGGCACACTATATTTGCACTAAATCGAAAATCCTGAAAGGTAAGAGTGCACCGACACTACTCGCATCAAGGATTTGTTCAAAAATAAAATAAGAGGCAAGCGTGAAAAAACTAATATTATCGACACTCTTAATGAGTCATGTGGCGTGGGGACAAGGATCATTGAATCTGAATATCCCTCAGGCGTCTCAATCTCATGGAACCGATAAAATTAGAGCAGGCAACGTTGACTGTCAGAACTCTATAGGTTCTGGCACGAATTTTGAGTTTGGTGTAGTAGGCATTATTGAGCAAGGTGATAGTCCTTATACTACTCAAATACAAACACTCGAAGATCAAGAAATGAAAGACGTAGGAGTATACGCTCGCATAAATATTCCTATCGGTGGACCAAAAGAACGCATCAACTGTAACACGCTGTATCAGTTGGAGCTAACGAAGAAACGTCTAGAAGTAGAAAAGCTACAGCGTGAGGTTCAACAACTACGTGCGCTTCAATTTACAGATGATGTTGAGGAAAATGAGGAAGAATAAAAAATGGCAGAATTTGAAATTGCAGGAATGACATTTAAAGGTGGAAAGATGGCGGTAATATTAACTGCTCTTTCTACACTAGGCGGTGCCAGCTGGGCCGGTTTCGAGTTTTACAAAGATTATATGGACATGAAAGAAATTGTACAAAATATCGATGTAGACGCTATAGATGCTAAGAATGTTCAGATAATACAAAAGCTAGATGATGCGATAGAATATACACGAGACATCAAATCTGGACTACGAGACGACATTCTTAGTATCGAAAAACAAGCAGATAGAGTAGAGGATAAAACTCGAAACATGGAAGAAAAAGTACGAGACATGATTGATAAAGCAAGTGAACGTTTTGAAACAAGACGAGACTCCTTAATGTCGGACAACGCTAGAGATTTAAAAGAACTAGAAAAACGATTTAGTGATAAGTTGCAAAAAGCACTTGATAACCCGCTTGCAGACTAGACCTAAGAAAAATATCTCTTGACAATATAACCCTAACTTAGTATAATACGAAACATGGCAAAAGAACTCACTACAATTTCACCTGAAGGGCTGGAGATAGCAAACAGTTATTTACAGTTCGGTAACATACGCGGAGTGTGTGAGTATCTTCAAGTACCAGAAACACAAGTAGTAGAAGTACTAAATAAGCGCGAAGTAAAAAAGTATATTGATACTGTTTACTTAGACTTAGGATACCGCAATAAGAATAACATTGGATCTTTACTAGATAATATGATCGCTGCCAAATTAGAAGAGGCAGAGGAATCAGGCGTATACTCTAGCAAGGATCTAGCTGACTTATTGCAAATGGCTCATAAAATGCGTATGGATGAAATCAAGGCGCAAGCAGACTTAGCAAAAGCCGAAAGCGGCAATATCAAAAACCAAACTAATGTACAGATTAATGAAGCTGTTCCGTTTGGTCAAGGTAATTATGGTAAGCTGATGGAGAAACTTCTTAAAGATGGAAACGAATGAAAAAGTAGCAGGTCTTGAGAAGGGTCTCTATGCTCACGAAATACAATGCGAAGAACGTTGGAAAACTTGTTTTCAACGTTTAGAAGACGTTGAGACGTCTCTTAATAGAATAGAGACTCGTATGGTTAGTATAGGCGGAACAGTTATTATGTTCCTGGCGGGGGTCATTATTACACTGATCACCCAATTGGGGTAAACTATGCACTGTGGAACTAAAGCAAAAAAGCGCAAAAAGAAAAAAGGCGGTAAAAAACGTAGAGGTTACTAATGAGATATAAAACTAAAAAAGCAGCAAAAGCTGCAGCGAAACGTTTAGGTCTCAAAGGTATTCACTCTCACGGTCGTGGAAAAGCAAAAATTTATATGGCAGGTAGTACGCATAAAGCATATGAAAATGCAAAGAAGCGCAGGAGAAAATAATGGAAGTTTATGTAAAAAGAGGTCGATGGGTTGTAGATGGCCCACACGGCAGGTCTAAGTTTGCAACTAAAGCCGAAGCTGAGGCTTTCGCAGGGCTGGCAGAGCCAGCAGAGATAAAAGATGCCGAGGAAAAAAGCAACGAAATCGAAGAGACGAGTAGCGAAGAAAAAGCCAGTACCGACAAACAAAAAACTGTACGCATCAGTAAAAGCTACAGTAAAAAGAAAGTTTAAAGTATATCCTTCAGCATATGCCAATGCTTTTCTAGTAAAAGAATACAAACGCCGAGGCGGTAAGTATCGAATGGGGAGAAAGTAATGCCTAAACCTCGTACTAGTGGACTAACAAAATGGTTCAAGGAAAAATGGGTTGATATATCTCGTCCTAAAAAGGGCGGAGGCTTTCATAAATGCGGCAGAAAACAAGCAAAAAGTAGTAAGTATCCTAAGTGTGTACCAGCAGCTAAAGCTGCTCGTATGACCCCCGCTCAACGAAAGTCAGCTATTAGTAGGAAAAGAAAAGCAGGCAATCCTGGAGGCAAGCCACGTAATGTTAGTACTTACGTGAAGAGGAGAAAAGGCAGTGGCAGTAAAAAGAAAAAAAGGTAAGAAAAAAGATCCTCGCTTAGCAAGAGCAAAAGTTAAAGGTTATAACAAACCTAAACGTACTCCAGGCCACGCTAAAAAATCACACATTGTTGTGGCAAAAGTAGGTAATAAGATTAAGACTATTCGCTTCGGCCAGCAGGGAGCTAAAACGGCAGGGAAGCCGAAGGCTGGAGAGTCTGATAGAATGAAAAAGAAACGTGCGTCGTTCAAAGCAAGACACGCAAAGAATATAGCTAAAGGCAAAATGTCGGCAGCATATTGGGCGGATAAAGTAAAATGGTAGAAGACACTAATTATCATCCAGCAGACACAAATGGCGATGGTAGCGTATCAAAAGAAGAAGAGGCATTATATCTCGAATTTAAACGTAAAGAACTAGAAGATGCAGATGCTATGCGAGATGCACAGCGTAATATGACATGGTTCGCACTAGGAGGTTTATTACTATATCCTTTTGCAGTTGTACTCGCATCACTAGCTGGCTTAGATCAAGCCCAGGATACCTTAGGGGATATGGCACCTACATATTTTGTAGCCGTTGCCGGTATAGTTGCAGCCTTTTTTGGTACACAAGCAATGAAAGGTAAAAAATAATGGAAACAATACTAGATTTAGCAGTAACATTTTGGCAATGGACAATAGTAATTGCAGTAATTGCAGTTAGCTACTTAATTAATAAACTAGATAAACCAGATCTAAAGCGTATTAATTTTGAGTATACTACTATGCCTAAAATGCAACCGCTTCCGATTAAAACAGCAAGTAAAGGTTTTTGGGGCGCCATATTAATGTGGCTTACTGGTACACGTCAGTGGGTAATTACAGAAGATTTCCACTACTGGATTGATAATCAAGCATACAAAATCCCTGCGGGTTTTCAATTTGATGGAGCTTCGGTTCCTAAGTTCTTAGCAACTTTCCTATCTCCAGTAGGGGTTTTATTAATGGGTGGTTTAGTACACGATTACGGTTATAAGTACGCTACTCTTATGAAAAAAGACGGTAGTAATATTGGTTATCGTGATCAAAAACACATGGATGGTCTTTTTCGAGACATCTGTATTGAAGTAAACGGCTTCTATGCCCTTAACTACTTAGCATATTGGGCACTTCGCCTAGCAGGTTTTGTAGCATGGAACGGACATAAAAAGAGAGGTACACAACTTGAAGTATCTAAGTAAGCTACTAAAACAACGTACATCTTGGGATGGAATTGTACTTATCGGAGTTTGCGGTTCAGTAATCCTACTCGGAGGCTTAGCAAAACTTCTAGCATGGGTAGGTTTAGGCTATGGCATTTGGACACTAATAAAAGAAGAAGATTAATATGGCAGTTGAAGTAAGCCGAAAAGACATACTTTCGGAAGAGTTAGTTGATTATAGATCTGAGACAAGGTTTCTAAAACTCCCGGTTGATCCTTATTTGGATTTACTGAACATCACACCGTTGCCTTCGCAGATAGCAATTATTAATGCGATTAACAACCCTAAATATCGTTTTGTCTCTGCCGCCGTCTCCCGTCGGCAAGGCAAAACGTACATAGCCAACATTATAGGACAGCTCGTGTCTTTAGTGCCCGGCTCCAATATTTTAATCATGTCTCCTAACTACTCCTTGTCTCAGATCTCTTTTGATTTGCAAAGAAACTTGATTAAGCATTTTGACCTAGAAGTTACAAAAGATAATGCAAAAGACAAAGTGATTGAAATTTCAAACGGTTCCGCAGTAAGAATGGGTTCAGTTAACCAAGTAGATTCTTGTGTAGGTCGCTCCTATGATCTTATTATATTTGATGAAGCCGCACTAGCAGATGGTAAGGATGCCTTCAATGTCGCACTACGACCAACACTCGATAAAGACAATTCTAAAGCTATATTCATTTCCACTCCTCGTGGGAGGAATAACTGGTTTTCTGAGTTTTTCTATAGAGGATTCTCAGATGAGTTCCCTGAATGGTGTAGCATACGAGCTACTTATAAAGACAACCCAAGAATGAGCGAAACCGATATAGCAGAAGCACGTAAGTCTATGTCGGAAGCAGAGTTTAGACAAGAGTACGAGGCTGATTTTAATACTTATGAAGGACAGATCTGGAAATTCAACTTTGAAACTCAAGTTAAAGACTTCTCTCAACTTGATACTAGTAAAATGGATGTCTTCGCGGGGTTGGATGTCGGTTACAAAGACCCGACAGCAATGTGCGTTATTGCGTATGATTGGGATACAGAACAATACTATTTGGTGGACGAATACTTCGATGCTGAGAGAACTACTGAACAGCACGCTGCCGAAATCCAGAAGCTCATTGACCGCTGGGATATTGATTTCATTTATATTGATTCAGCCGCTCAACAAACACGCTTTGATTTCGCGCAGAACTACGATATTTCCA